AACTTCTACATCATTAGTATAATCTCCTACTTCTATTGAAGAAATATTTGCACCCGCATTTACATATTCAATACTTTCTCCACCCCCAGAACCTGTGTCTATTGTTAATGGAAAAGTATCACCATCTCCTTTTGTAAATGTTATAGTATTATTAGATACAGATGCAGTTGTTAAGGAATCAGCTGAACTTGCTGATGCAGCTATTGGGACTGTAAAAGTACTACCATCTCCTTTAGTGAATAAAATTCCACTAGCACTATCAGCAGAAGCTGTTATTACAGCATTAGAAGAGTCATTACCAAAGGCACTTACTGATACTTGGTCTGTAAATCTTACTCTATTAGCCATTGAAATGTTTTATTTTTATTAGTCATAAATATAATAATAATAATTAAATATGTTAACTTTTTACTTCAACCTTTGAGGCTTCTCCATCAATATTTGAACGTGTTCTTCCATCATTTGTTGTTGTAGGGTTTGCTTCATATCTATTAGGAGAATAATCAGTTTCCATTTGAAATATAATTTTAGATTTTTCATTAAATTTTTTAATAGAATTTAAATCTTTTTGAATTATATCGGGTACTATATACCCATACATTTTTAAGGTAAATGTACCTCTTACTAACCTTTCTTGACTTTGTTGTAATTCAGTTACAGTAGCAAAACTATCTATTGCTGCTTGAAATTTAAATCTTTCAGGATTACCCCAGTAAGAATCAGAGGCATAATTTATTGCTTCTATTATTTTGTTAAGTTGTTCAACATAATATGTCTGTATAATACAACTATAAGTTAAATTAACATAATCAGGTACTACATTAGCTATATATTGTTTAGTAGGGATTCTATTATTTAGTAAATTAAAATTACTATAAAAATTTTTTTTATTATAAGATTTTTGCCATGATGTATATAAATTAGGCATATTAGCATCTAATTTATTTGCTAAAGATCTATTTTTTTCTAGAGAATCTCTTTTAAATACTATTATTGGCATCATAATAGCACCTTTTTTATCTCTAAGATAGGTATCTTTTTGTATTGATTTCCATCTTTCAGGTGAACCATATATAAGTGGAACTGGGATGCGTTCTCCATTTTGTATAACTGTAGGTCTAATAACATTATCAAAATAATACATTATAGATTCATCAATATCTTTTAAACCAATTGTAAATGGTTTAGTAGTATCATCTTTAAATGACATTTGATTAGACCTATTAAATGGAATATTAGCTTCATTTTCAGGGGGGTATTGGTTTGGGTTTTTAGCATCATTAGGGTTACCCGCTTCAGCAGAATAGGGTTGTTGTAAATCTACTGATATTTCTCTTTGAGTTTTTGGTATTGGTTTTCTAAAATTTTCAGCCATTTATTCTTGCTTTTTCAATTTGTACTTTATCTGCAGGAGTGTAGTGTGTTTTACATATAATAGACATATTACTGCCAAAATTTTCTAGCCCTGGGTTGATTGGATTTTCTGCGTAATTATATCTTGGGTCTTTACCTGCAAAATATTGGTTGCCTACTATATCATCTACTTCATAATAACCCCCATAATACATTATTATATCACCTACTTCAGGTTCTAAATCTGCCCCAAAGTAATCTCCTTGATCAAAGTCTTTATTAAAATCTAAATTTCTTTGTAATAAATCATCACGTAAAAATTTGAAATCAACATTCCTATAATACCGTACACCAAACTCATCATCAGGATAAGATTGTGGTTGGTGGTCAATTAAACAACTTAGTAATACGGGGGCGTAATAATATTTAGCCCCAGAAGATTCACCATAAAGGTTTACATTAGTTTCCTCTAATTTAAATTTATAATAAGCACATTCTTGAGAAATAATATCACCTATTAATTCTCGGTTTACATGCCTAAATAGGCTTATATCTCTTTGACTCCCGTATAAAGCCATATTATGCTATATAAATTGTGTAAGGAACTTTATTTAATTCCTTTTCTAAATAATCTCCTTCTAATGCTCTGTTTTCCATTAATTTAGTTCTAGAAGTTTCATCAAAATACCCTCTTAACCTTTCTATTAAAGCATTTTTATCAGCTGTAGCAGATGATAGTAAATCTTGTTGGTTTAGTGTTACTTCAGCATCTGGTATTGGAACTGTTGTATATTTTCCTCTAATATATCCTAGCATTTCTTTACATATGGCTAGTGTATACTCAAATATCCATTGTCTACCTATTGAATTTATTTCATTATAATTTGGGTTAACATAAGGGACATTAGAAACATCTGTAATTTTATTAGTACCATCTTGGTATGGGTTATTTCGTTCAGATTCTAAAATATATTCAAATCTTAAATTGCCACAATCTGCACCTTGACCCGTGCTACTATTAGTATAATTACCTCCTGTAGATGGTATAGGAAATACTCTTAATCTATTATTTACTAATTCAAAGGTATAATTTGATCTCCTAATAGTATCATTTAATTCTATTGCCTGTATTACTTGTAAATCATAATTTAAAGGCATCATTAAAAAATTAATAGCTGGTGAGTAACTTCCCCAACCAAATGAATCCATTAAATCAATCATACCAGTACCTGTACCTGCATATGGGTCAAAATATCTTGTTATTGCTGGTGGTGCTTCATAAAATACTCTTTTTAATTCTATCCTATCTCCATCAGCTATATTAATATTTTCTTTAGCCCATACATCCATATCATAATCTTGTTGCATGTGTTTTAAAGGTAAAGAACCATTATAATATGGGACAGTTCCACCTACACCTGATTCTTCTCCATATTGTTGGGATATTCTTACTACCCCAGCCATATTAGGTTTCATTAATTGACTATTAGCTTCAACAAGTGAAGATGCACCCTCTAAAGATAAATAGTTTTCTCTTACTCTAAAAGCATATAATTCATTTCCATATGTGGTAATTGATTCTTCAAATGCTGTAAAGAAGGAACCTGATTGTAATTCCACTTCAGCTAGGGGATAACCTAATCTTTGAGCACAAAAATTAGCTACTTTATTAGCATCTACTTGAAAATCAGTTTGATTATCATAAAATCCAAAAGGTGTTTGACCTGGTGCAAATGTTGATTTACCTGTCCAAATTGGAATATTCATAGTGTTTTATTATAAATATTAAAAAAGGGATTCCCAGTTAGAGAATCCCAATGTTAAAATTTTTAAATTAATTATACTGCGCTCCCAGTAAGTAATAAATGTCCTGAATCGTTAACAGTAAATGCATATCTTGTACCATTAGGAGATAACATTTCAAAACTAGAGCTAACAAATGATGCTGTTAAAGCTGTAGTAGCTGATGATACAACCCCATCCACATTTGCTCCTGCTACATAAGATGCTGTTTGAGCAGTTATTACATAAGAAGCTGTAGCTACAGACATAGAAGCTGTAACTGAACTGCTAATAAATCCTAAAGCATCTATTTGGGCTGAACTTGAAATTACACCTGCAGGTAAAATAGCTGTTACACCTGTTATGTTAGTCCCATCACCCTCAAATGAACCACTAAATGATCCTGAAAATGAATCTGCTGAAATTGATCCTGTTATAGCTTGAGACCCTGTAAAGTGTCTAAAGTTGTCGTCTAGTTCTTTTATTGTTAATGCTGAACCTTTTACTGATCTGTAAGTTAATGCCATTGTGTTTTATTTATAAATATTATGAAGAGGCAACAAAATACTCAATTTGAGCATTTGATCCTGATGCTTTTGCTTTTATTGTGTCAAAATTAATAAATGATGAATAATATGTTTCATCTACATAACCATCGTCTACATAATCTCCTGCTTGTGAAGCATTAAATTCTGCATTTCCTAACATGAATGTCTTTTTTGGTTCTAATTCGAATAAAACACTTTCTTTATTCGTTTTTTGAATATATAATTCAACTGGGTTTGAACCTGATATGTGTGTTATTCTAATATATTTTGTATCCTGTTTAACAAATGAACCTGCTACTTGTTGAGGTTCAGAATCTACAAATTTAAGAATTTCTACACCAGAACCACTAAATGTAGTAGCTATAGTATCTATTCTTCTAACTACTTGATTAACATCTTTAATAATAGATATATTATTTGTGGATTGAAAATTGTTATTAGGCAATAAAATTTCTTCTTT